ATCCTGTAATTTGCGCACGGGATTTTTTAAATCCTGTAATTTGCGCACGGGATTTTTTAAATCCTGTAATTTGCGCACGGGATTTTTTAAATCCTGTAATTTGCGCACGGGATTTTTTAAATCCTGTCACGAGATTTATTAACATAAAGTTCTATGTTTTAAACTTTTAAAATGATGAGTCCTATTCGTATGCGTATAACACCCATTACAATGTGTACAAATAAATTTTTGATTCTTAACTTGATTAATACTTTGTAAATTATCATTATGATATTCTTTATTTGTTCTTGTAGGGATACATTTATTAACACAAATAGATTTATATAATTCTATATAATATCTTTCTCTAGCATGCAATTCTTTTTTATTATTACAATTATATTCTTCTATTAATTCAATTTGAACTTTCGAAGGTTTGCGTTCTGAATTTTGTAAATCATAAAAACTATCTTTTATTATTGCAAAACTTGATATATAATTACATTTATTTTCTAAATATCTTTTATAACTGGATTTATGTTCTGAAAGTCTTTTACATAATAGTTGAAAAGTAGAACCAATATATATACTTTCACTATTATCTGAAATAATTTTATATATCTTTGCATTATTATATTTTGCATTTTGCATTTTATTATATATATATTTTATTTTTTTTTGATTTTTACGCATTGAAGCTATAAATTTTATATTCCCTTTGCAAGTTGAGCAGCTATTGCTAAGGGTATAGCTTCAATTCTCTTACGGTGTTCTGATAAACTCATTTTTTTTTTAAGACCAGAACCAGCAACAGCACCACCTTTACTCTTTTTCGGTTCTAAACCAAGACCAAATAAGGGCGCAATATGCATCACGCCTTGCAATCCATTAACAACATCATCGAAAATATTACCCCCTTTAACTGATTTAATAGCATTTTTAGATTTCATAGGTTTTTTTGCTTCACTAGCACTAGATTTTGAATGTCCTGACTCTCTCCAAAGCTTTCCAATTGCTTTCATTTTATCTTTTGCCATCATATTAGCCGGCATTTTAGCCATTTGTTCCTTTACAAATTCACGATATTGCATTTTCTAAAAAAAATTATTATATTTATTATTATATTTAACATAGAAAAAAAATTTAAAAAATATACAAAAATTAAAAATATTAATTATTTACTTGCCACGACGATGTCGCATACCAGCGCCCGCCATACCAGCACCAGCAACACCAGCTCCTAGCGAACCCAGCACATCTGAAGCCATTTTAAGATGTTCAGGTTTTACGGCCGAAAGACCAGAACGAACTACACTCAGACCTCGTTTAAGAAGATGAGAAAACGAACCCCCTTCAGTACCTTCAGCCTTGGGTAGATCATCCATTTGAAGTTTAGGAGAATCAGCAGTAATTGCTAGAACTTCTGCAGGTTGAGGAGCAGAGGAAATAGTAAATTCACATTCAGATTTGCTAACAAATGCCTTTCCAGGAGTAACTGTAGTTACATAATAATCAAATGTAACACCACCTGCATAAGCATTAAATACAAGATTTTGATTTGTAAAAGTAGTGATTACTTGAACTGTGCAATATGAATTACCCTGTCCTGATTGTTCACTTTCTAATAGACCTAAATCTTCAGCAACATTAATTATCATAAGACTTCCAATTCCATAATTCCATTCAGACCACGATTGTTTAAGACCATTTTTGACCGATAATTGATAGAGTTGAGCAGATGAAAAATCTGATAAAAGATTAACACGGTTATTAAAATTTATTGATATATTTTGAATATTAAGCATCATATTGGGAATTTGAGGATAATTAGCATTTTGAAGTTGAGGCTTAGTATAAATATATAATAGAGAAGGAATAGCAACTAAACGCAAACTAGCACTGGTTCCCTTAATAGCATTATTTTGTGTTGCAACAATAGGACCAACACCGCCTGGGGCTAAATATGGTTGAATTTGTTGATAATCATATACTAATACTGGCGGTTGAGATGCAGCAAGAATACTATTAGGAGTTATATATTCCATTAATAAAATTGGCCGATTAGCATTCGTAGTCGATACCGAAATTGTAGGTACCGTAGTAAATCCACCTAATAGAGCAAAAGCATTAGTAAAATCAGCTACACGCAAATTAAGGGTAATATTATTAATATTGCTTAGACCTACATTTTCCTGATCCTTTCCAGTAAGAAATGGAGAAATTGGTAATTGTTCAGTCCATGTTACCGTATAATTATTAGTGACAATATTATTAGCAGCAGTAGCTGAACTATTTAAAACTGCAACAAATGAAGCGCGAGAAGGTTCATAAGGATTAGTATTTAATACTGCAAAAGGGCTTCGGTTAGATGCATTTTCAAAAACGGGTGAATTGTCTCGTTGAAGTGGAAATTGACTAGAATATAACATAGTATTTTCATGGTCATTAAGAAATTGATAAATCATAGCAAAATCAGTGAATGACACACTAGTACTAGTTCCATTAATACGAACATCAGCAGTAGACAAACATTGCGCTAGAGGATTAGCACGAAGACAAACAGATGCACCAGGGGCATCAGTATTAGGAGCCGCACCACCTACATTATATAATGGCACTTTTTGTCCCGCAGCTAAATTATTTGCCGTACCAGCATATGCATTAATCGCAGCACCAGCCACAGCATTAAATTGTCCACCGCCATATCTATTATCCCAGGTAGTAGTTACATTAAGTTGCATTTGTATAGTAAGTTTACGGGCAACAACAGTATTTAAAGAAGGTGGTACTATATTATTAATAATAATAGAGCTAGTACTAAAAGAATCCGCCTCGTATGGAAATAAACTTTTATTTGTTCCAGAAATAAATACAGTTTCCACGGGTTGGTATGTTTCTTCAACATCAATTTTCTTATCAACAACAAGTCTCTTAGCTAAAACTTTATCCATTTTCAAAATTTAATTAATTATTTATTATTATTATTTATAACAAAGAAAAAAAATTAAAATAAATTAAATTAAATTAAATTAAATTAAATTAAATTTTAGGATTTAAAAAATCCTGAACTCAAAAAACTCGACAGATTATCCAGATCCGCTTGAAGTTCGTCGCCATTCAAGTTTAACACTTGCATATCCACCATTTCCTTGAAGTTGTAAAGGATAAACATTCCCTGCCTTATCACCAATTTGTAAATTTAAATCTAATCTAGTTAATGGGGTAGTTTGATACATTTGATAAAATCTCAGAACAAAAGGAGAATAAATTAATATACTATTTGGATTTAATGATGTTGTATCTGGTGTAACATCTGTAATAGCTAATATTTGGTTATTTCCTGATGTGCCTTCAGAATCACCATTAACACCTAATTTACTAGTTGCAATTATAATTCTTGCTAAATTCCAAAATTGATAAGTTGTAGAAGCTTGTTGTTCAACATATAAAAATTGTGGAGTTGTAATAGAACCATTACCAACAATTGCATTTGTATAATTATTTAATACTTGAATTGAATAAAAACCTGAATTATTTTCATCTATAGTATTATTAAATAAAAATAATTGATTTAATCCATAATTGAAATCAATTAAGAAATTATTTGATTGAGTATATGCCCCTTCTACAATCATTTGAAATAATTTGTCAGTTCCATTATAAATAATTTTAGGAGCTTGTGTAGGTACATATAAAGAACCATATTCAGATACAATATTATTAAATGCAGTTGTTAAAGCACTATTAATTTGGTCTAAATATTTTTGATATGTATAAACTGGATTTGCTATAGGATTATTAGTTGTAATATTATATGTTAATGTAGATGGAAATATTGTAACTGGCTGATTAACGGAATCAAAATAATATAGAAATGATAAATTTGGACTATATGCTGAATATTGAGTACCACCAAGATTGCCATCAATCAGAACATTGTTAGAAGCATCAAATCCTATAAATGGTTGAACACTTGAATTTAGAGAAGTTACTAAAACATTCTGTTGTACAAGTAAATTATTAATTATATTATATTGAATAATTGTATTTTGATTATATAAAGCATAATATACATTACCATTATTAGAAGTAACTGAACAATTCGCTTCACCAATTTGAAATGATTGAACTTGGGTTCCGTTTCCTTCAATATATAATGTAGCGTAATTGGTACCATCATCTGGATCGAATACTGTTGCCAAATGTCCATCTGCATATGCCATGAAAGTAGTTGTATTAGTTCCACTAGATGTTGTTGAATAAAATGTTGTTTGAGTCCATGTATTTTGTGAAGTTCTTTGAAATTGAACTATTCCATTAGAACCTGCTGATTGATTAAATAATGCAATAAATAGATCGCCATTAGATTTATTTGTACAAATTGCAGTATATATATTATCTGTTGGAGCTGTAAATGTATATAATAATGTATTATTTTCTAAAGAATAACAATTTATAGTTGTATCATTTTCCCAAGCATAATATGTACCATTATATACCGTATCAAATGTAGAACCATTAACTGCTCCTCCAGAAATTGGTGTTGATTCAACTATATTAAAATCCGCATCTAATTTTTGTATTTCACTTGTAGTAATATTATATAAATAATTATATGTTATTTGTTTTGGTTGAAATTGTGGAACAAAAGCATTAAAATAGACCCATGTATTAGAGTCATAAAATCCTAAACTAACTTCCCACTGATTAAAAGGTATATTTTTATTTCCTAAATTTAATGGTATTCCTGCTAAATCAATTCGAAAACGATTAATACAAATGTCATATTCATTTGGTTTATCTAATAATGGATATATTAATTGAGCATCATATCTGGCATCTTGTAAAGTACCAGTATTATTAATAAATTCAGCGTTAAAATATAATCTTTCAGTTTTAGATTTTATAGTATTCATTTTATAATTTTCTTATTATTATTAATATTAAAATAGATAAAAATTTAAAAAATTATTACGCAATTTTCACGATTTAAAATAAATCTTTTAGAGCTGTAAATGGCATAGTAAATCCCTTAACAAATGACGATAAAGGAGAATTATCTTGTTCTTCTTCTTGTTTATTATATCCTTCTTGATATCCCCTACTAATTCCTCTATTAAAAATTTGCATATTCTCATTAACTCTTTTATTAGATTCTATATTTGCTTGAGAACTTTTGGCCTTTCCATAATCACTTTGACGAACACCACCCATATTAATTAATGTATTTACAAACATTTTAAAATTATCTTCATCTGCATCAATAGTATATACCACATGATAAGTGTCACCCATTGAACGAACAACAATTCTATAAGGTTTATATGCAGGTACTGCATTAAATATTTTGTTAACTGGTTGATATTTTGTAATTATATCATTATTCTCTTCATAAAAATCACTTTGTATAAAATCTGATAAATCCGAAAACATTATATAAAGATTATCAGCCGGAGTTAAATTATTAACATCACCACCCTTAACACGCGAATTATTAATTAAAATTGCCTTAACTTTATTATACATTGCCCCACCATGCATTTTTTTAACTTTATTTAATCCTTTATGTAAAGCATTATTTATAGCCATTATATGAACTACTTTATCATGAATTTTTTTACCGTGCATTTCTTTAACCTTTTTTAAACCACTAGCAAATCCTGCTGCTGTATCATCCGCTGCCGCTGCCACTGCCACTGGTGCTGCCGCTGGTGCTGGTGCTGGTGCTGGTGCTGGGTTAAGAACATCATAAATTGCTAGTAATTTATCTTCTTGACTTAAAGAAGAATTATTCTTAATTGCATCTATTTTTGCTTGTTTATCTGCATCTGGTGCTGGAGCTGGTGATGGTGCTGGAGCTGGTGCTGGTGCTGGTGCTGGTGCAAGAGCTGACGCATCCGCAATAGTTGCATCTACATCTGCGGGAGTAATTATAACTTCTGGGGCATCTGGTATTTGAGCTATTTGTGCTGATGCTGGTAATAAAGATGTATCAACTAATTGAGTAACTTCTTTTGTTTGAGTTTCTGGTTTTACACTTTTTGCTAATTTTAAAGCTTCTTCTTCTCTTAGTTTCGTAGCTAATATTGCCAATTGATTTTGATTCAATTTTGAAAAATTATTTTTAAACATTTCTTTCGCTTTTTCATTTAATGTGTTTTGATCAAAATCAATTTGTAATTCTGCTTTTATACTCTTTATAGTTTTTTTTGAATAATCAACTGCTGGTTTTGCAATAACTGGAACAACTATAGCCCCCGTAGATGATGGAACAGGCCCAGTAGGTATTGTGTTTCCTTCTGGTGTAACTTGGGTAATAATTGTAGGTTGCGAACCACTATTTACTGCAAGTGCATTGGATCTATCTATATTTTGTAGTGCTGATGCGGGTATAACTGCTGGTTTTTTTGATAATCTAACTAGTTTATCTGCTTCTTCATCATCATCATCTAAATCTATTTGTCCTTGAGCTAAAACGGCTGGAGCAATAAATGCACTTGGAGTTGGAGCATCTACTATAGCAATTAAATCCGCATTTAATTGTGCCACTTTTGATACATCTATTTCTCTTGTTGGGTCTTGTTCCAATATTGGTATCATAGTAGCAAGTTCTTTTTTCCACTCTTCGTCTAATTTATCACGATTTGTCCCAAAATATAATTTTTTCTGATCTTCAACATCATCTAATAATTTTTGTACATTTGCTGGCAGTATAATAACTGGAGCAGGTCCTGTAGAAGGCGGAGCAGAAGGTGGAGCAGAAGGTGGAGCAGGTCCTGGAGCAGAAGGTGGAACTACTGTTATAGTTCCTTTTGGTGGAATTGATGCTTGTGTTGCTGCTACTTGCTTTAAAAATGCACGTCGGCCTGGAAGATTTAGACTTACATAACGATTAACAACATCTAATTGTTCATCTTTTGACAATTTTTTCAAATAAACTTTTATATCATCTTGATCTTTTTTAGATAATTTTTTAAATGCCAAATCTGAATTTAATATTGTAATTGGTTGTCTTGTAGTTTTTATTGCGGGTGTTGTTTTTGTTGCAGGTGTTGCAGGTGTTGCAGGTGTTGCGGGTGTTACTGTTTTTAAAGCTAAAGCTAATTTTTGTAGTTTTTCTTGTTCTTTTTCTAGTTCTTCTTTTTGTTCTTGTTCTTCTATCTTAGTTTGTGTTTCACTTTTAGAAAATTTTTGTTCTTTTTCCTTCTTTAATTTTTTCTTTAATTCTTTATATTGTTCTTCTAGAAGTTTTAACCTTTTTTTTTCAGCACTTTTTGGAACTCTAATAGATTGTTTAACCGGCTTTTTCTTGGTTTTTTCTAAATATTCTTCAACAGTTATTTTAGGTTTCTTAGGTTCCTTTAACTTTCTTTTTCTAAGTCTAGGTTGTAAAACCGAATCTTGAGAAGATGCTAATTTTAAAGAATCAATATATTTTTCCATATTAAAAAATATTATAGTAAATTTTTATAGTAATTATTATTATTATATTATATTTTTAATTAGAAATTTGTATAAAAATAAAATAAAAAAAAAAAATAATTTTCATTATTCAACATCATCTAAATTTATAACATCGCCAAATCCCTTTCCCTTGCGTAAGATATTGAATCTTGCCCCTAATTTAGTTATACCAGACATAATACCTTTTTGAGCATCACTTAATTCTTGGTTTAATTGATTTAGAGATTGTAACACAAAATCTTTTAATCGAGGATTTGAATTTACCCAATTATTAGCAATCATAACATTATATATATAATTTTGACAATTGTTTTTAAGAGGATCATATTGCCAATAATTATCAGGTCCCATTGCTTTTAATGTATTATTTAGCATTTGTTGAAATGAAACTTTAGGATCACCATTATTAATATTTATATCTAATTTATATTGTTGTTCTTGAGGAAGCGTAGAATAATTAACTTTATCTAAATTGATTACTTCATTTTTTTCAAATTTTACATATTCCCCATTTGCTAATTTTGCTACCGCATAAAGATGAAACATATCATCATAATTATTATTTTTTTTAAAGTCTTGAAATTTTCCTAATGTTATAGCATTAACTGCTTTATTTAAATTCTTATCTAATGGAACACGATAAATACAAATACCATCTACAATTTGATTTCCTATTTCTTCTAATAATTTTCTATCATTTGGTTGATAATCATATCTTTTACCAGATATAAAACCAGTTATTCTACCAGGAATAGATTTTAAAAAATCTACAACTCCTGCACCCTCAAGATCTGAGTCGAAATCCCCTGCTTTTTCTTCTCGAGCTTGCGAGCCCGAGCCCCGCGAGGTCTCAAGGGGGTAAGGGGGGTTGAAACCCCCTGCTTTTTCTTCTCGAGCTTGCGAGCCCGAGCCCCGCGAGGTCTCAAGGGGGTAAGGGGGGTTGAAACCCCCTGCTTTTTCTTCATTATAATCTGATTCTATACCAACATTTAATGGTACCACATGAAATCCTTCACCACGAGATTTCCGAACTTGCGAGTAATTTGCATTAATAGCCCTAAGTTGTTTTTTTGCCATTTCTTTACTTAATGGTTCATTTGAATGTTTGTGACCTGTTTCAGTTGATATTACAAAATATAAGTCCTTATTTCTAACTTTTCTCAGTTTATATGGCATAATTATAAATTTTGCGTACGGTATTTAAAAAATCCTGTATAAATAGATTTAGTTTATTTTATATTTAATATATATAAATATTTTAATTCAAAAATTTATTTTCATAAATTTATTTTCTAATATATAGTTAGTATAATACAAACATATAAATTTTACGCACAATATTTTATAAATCTTGTAAAAATGTTAAGTTTCAGAAGAGGTACTCCAATTGCAGAAATTCAAAAAAATAGTAAAATTGTTAAAACTATTTATGTAACTGATATAGATAATGAACAAAATGATATAGATAGTCCAGTAAGAGATCAAATTTTGCCAAAATCATTTTATACAAATTTGAGAGGTGTTTCACCAACTAATTTAATTTTATTAAAAAAAGCAATAAGAGATTCTAATATTAATATTTTGCCTAAAAATGCTAATATACACGAAGCATATAATCAATCACAAATTTTATTAAAAGAATTATTAAGAAAATCTATACAAATACCAAAAGAAGAAGGTCACATACAACCAATTCCAATGAATGAGTCTTCTAGATGGGGTATTTTTGGTCCTAGTGGTGTTGGTAAATCAACTTTTTTAAGTAATTTAATGAATGAATATAAGAAAAAATATAAAAAAAATGATATATTTGTAATAAGTGCATTAACTGAGGATCCAGCATTTGAAAAGATAAAACCAATATATATTAAATTAGATGAATCTGTAATAAATGACCCCTTAACAATTAAGGAATTTAAAAATAGTATGATTTGCTTTGATGATATTGAAAGTATTACAAACAAAGCATTAAAAGATGCTATATTTACTTTCAGAGATGAATGTTTGCAAGTTGGTAGACACGAAAATATTACTACTTGTTGTATTGCACATGGCATATTAATGGGCGCGGAAAGTAAAGTATTATTAAATGAGGCAGATCAAGTATGCGTTTTCCCTAGAAGCAATTTCGCGGCAATTACGAATTTAGTTAAGCGTTATTATGGGTTTTCAAAAGACGATATTAATTATCTTAAAGAATTAGGACAACGCAGTAGATGGGCCGTTATAAAAAGGTCATTTCCTAGTACTATAATGGGAGAACAAGAAATAAAAGTACTATAAGTTTCAAGGGGGCCATGGGGGGTTGAAACCCCCTATAAATCCTTCCAAATAATGCGTTTTCCTTTTTTTTTTATTTCAATAGCTTTTTCAATTTGTTTATTAGTTAATTCATTCGCTAATGGTTGAGGTGTTTTTTCATTAATTTTTTTTTTTGGTCTACATACAGTAGGCTCTATTTGCCCAGGATATTTTTTACCACATGGAATATATATACCTTTATCTTTCAAGGCATTAAGATTTACCCAATTTTCTTTAGTCCAACGCATTAATGCATTTTTATTGTCTTTATTTGTTGGTAACGATAAACCTAATTTTGCTAATTGCATACTTCTATAGGCTGATGGTTTAGATGCTAATACTCGAGCTTTTTGTGCTTGAGACATTATTATATTTACTATATTATTATTATTACTATATTATATTATATTTACTTATAAAATATTTATTAAAAGATATAAAAGATATAAAAGATATAAAAGTAATAAGTAAAGAAAGTGAGGGGTCAAGTAATCTAAGTAAAGGAAAGTATATAAAGTAACTAGTTTTATAAAATGTAAAAAATAGAAAATAGCCTCAAGAAATTTGAAAAAAAAATAATTCTATATAGAAGGTAAAAAATAAAAAAAGCAAAAAAAAAAAGTCTTTACTTAATATACTTGTCTTTACTTGGATTACTTTTCTATAGACTATATTAATAATGGTTTAATACATTTAAAATAATTCTTACCATCTAATTTGGATTTAAATATACCTTCATTTTGAACTTGTTTATTAAATTCAATTTGAGATATACTTTTATCTAATTTGCAATATTCATCATATAATTCGGAACATTTTATTCTATCTAACTTATTAGTGGTTATTTCATAATTATTTTTAATAAATTCATTAACCGTTAATTTATTTGAATGCATTTTATCATAATAGTCTTTATATTTTTTACAATCATCTAATTCTTGTTTTTGATTTTTAAATTTTTTCATTAATGAATTATATTTATTCTGCATATCTACAATTTTATCTTCTAATTCTTCTATTTTTCCATCTCTGGTTGAATGGTTTATATCTTTTTGTACATTTATTAATTTATTTGGATATTTTGGTAAATTTTTAACTTCTTCTCTAGATTCTTGTAATACTGATTTAATAACTGGTTCAACTAGTTTTATTGGTTCTATAATAACAGGTTCAACTGGGGGCCCCCTTGAGACCTCGCGTGGCTCAATTTCTTCATCAGATTCAACTTCAATTTTAACTAGTTTTAAAGGTTTTTTAACTTTTTTAATATCATTTATAGATGCAAATACTTTATTTCTTTCAGTAATAAACTCGGTTATATATTCTTCTTGTTCTTTTACTCTTAACTCTCTAGCCTTTTGTAGATCCAATTCTAATGATTTATCTATATTATTTTCCATATTATTGTTATTATTATTATTAAATAATATGTTTTTAAATTATTTTATTATTTAGAATAAGTAATCCAAGTAAAGACAAGTATATAAAGTAAAGAATTTTATAAAATATAAAAAATAGAAAATAGCTTCAAGAAATTTAAAAAAAATAATTCTATATAGAAGGTAAAAAATAAAATAACAACAAAAAAAAAAGTCTTTACTTACTATACTTATTGTTTAAAAATAAAATTTTTTCTTAATTTTAATGTCAAATCTTTCATTTACATCTTTAATTGATTTATTTAATGTAGTTTCATTCCACAATAAATATCTAGACAACATGCCTGGAGATAGTTTGTTCCAATTTTCATTTGTTTTATGCCGTTTTAAGTAAGCTTTTTTTTTATCTTCTCTTTCTTCTTTTGAATAAGTTGTATAGTCATTATAGCCTGCGGCCCCGAAGTAAATTTTTTTTTCCCTTCCCGTATCTGGGTTAATATATTTTACATAAAATTTCTTCTCAGGCCGATCGGATTTATACAAATTCAATTTTAACATTTTTAATTATTATAATATATTTAGAAAATTATTTATCTAATTCTCGATTTATCATTACTAAATTGTTTTATAATATCGGACTCTTCTTTTTCGTCTTCTTTTAATGATATAAATGTTAGGGCAGTAACCAACCAATCAGGACTCTCATTTTGTCCTAAAAGTAATTTTGCATATTCATGTACATCTAAGTAATGAAATCTACAACGCAAACTAGCAAATCGCCCGCACTGATTATATCCTGTTTTTAATTTTTGAAATCTATAAGTATTATATACAACATTATAACCATTATTTTGTGCTTGAATATATAATTTATTCAATAATTTTTCTTTAACATATGGGTTTGTTGAGTATCCGATTTCTTGTTCAGCGTCTAATCCGTATGAATCACTATGTTCAATGGTATTGGTTTTAGGATGAAATAAAATAGCAACCCAATGGCCATTATTATTATCAAATTCAGTAGGAAATAACAAAATACATTGATTTGTGTTTCCTATAACATCTAATATAGATGAAGCATTTAATAAATCTTTATATATAACTATTTTCGCCTTTCCGCGTGTAATATATTGTACATCATTTCCTGATAAATCGTTAACATATACGGATCTAATTACATTATCCATTTTAAAATCTAGTAAATTTGCGTACGGGATTTTTTAAATCCTATAAATTATTTTGTTTCTATAATATAATAATATAATAATTTTCTAAAAAAAAATGTCTGTTAGTTTAATTAACTCACTGCCAATACAAAATGTATTAAATGGTTTTGTTTTCACTGGTGAATATGATAATATTGTAAACTTTTGTGAGATTGATGTAAGTATAAATGCAGAAGGCGATTATTCACTTCAATCTTATTTTTCGCCTGATAAACTAGAAGTAGTAACATCAAATATACAAACTTTTACATATTCTTCAAGTTCTTTTATTACATATAAATTAGCGCCCAAATGTAAATATTTTAAATTGGAATTAACTGCTACCTCAAATATTAGTAATGTTATGGTACAAACAATATATAAATCTAATTTAACCTATGCAATTCCTTCAAGTGATTCTAATACTAGTAATGTTGATATTGTAGCTCAATCACTATCTAATTTAAATGTTTTAGTTAATAATTCTAATAATATTAATACTTCTTTAATAGCAAACGGGAATTCGTCTGCTATCTGGTTTAATGGTACATTTGGAATAGGTAAAGCAAATATTATACCCCTTAGTGTTGGTGTAAATGGCTTTAAACAAATTTGCTTATTCGGAAATATTGCGGGAGCATGTAATCTAACAATTGCTTATTCACAGGACGGTTCTAGCTGGTTCGATTCTAGTTTGGGGCAAATATCATTCACTGGGGCGGCTGATTTTTCTAGAGACTGGACTTCATCTGCTTATTATATTGGAATTTATTCAGACGCTGCTGTTAATGCTGAATTATACTATTCTCTTCAAGTTTAAATCAGGATTTTAAAAAATAAAATTTTTAAATTAAATAATTAATATATATATTTAAATTTTTTAATTTAAAATAAACACAATAATACACAATAAAGCACAAGTAGTAATGACGACAAATAAATTCGAAAATGGGAAAATCTATAAAATTGTTTCAGATTTGACTGATAAAATTTATATTGGAAGTACTACTCAAAAATTGTGTAGTAGATTATCCGGTCATAAACGCAGTTATAAACAATTTTTGAATGGAAATTATCATAATATTACTAGTTTTGAAATAATAAAACTAGGAGATGCGCAAATTTTTTTGATAGAGACTTTTAAGTGTAATAATAAACAAGAGTTAGACGCTAGAGAGAGATTTTATATAGAATTAAATAAAGCAATTGTTGTGAATAAATGCATTCCTGGTAGAACACTTAAAGAATATAGAAATGATAATAAACAAATTATAGAAAATCAAAAGAAAGAATATTATAATAATAATAAAGAAGCTATAGCAAATCAAATGAAAGAGTATTATGAAATTAATAAAGAAGCTATAGCAAATCAAAAGAAAGTAAAATTTGAGTGCCAATGTGGAAGTAAATGTCGTGTAAGTGATAAAACAAAACATTTGAAGACTAAAAAACATTTAAAATATATTGAATCAAATCAAAACTAATTAAATTATTTTTTTAATTTTTTTATCTATATATTCTAATATAATAATAAAATATATTCTAGAATGTCAGGTTTTATAAATGCAGTTAGTATACAAAATATTTCAAATGAACAAATTAATTTTAGTAACGGAATAATACCCGTTTCAGTAGTGAATTTGCCAGAGCCTTTACCATCGTTACAAGCAAATACCCTATATGTTAATGATGGTGTAAATTCAATTCAATCTGCGGTTGATGAAGCGACGCAAGCCGATACCGTGATTGTTAGTTCAGGGTCGTTTGGTGAATCTTTGTCTATAATAGATAAATATAATATTGCTATAACAAATTTAAGTAGTTCAGGTGGTACCATTTGCGAAGTTTTAAATGGATTATCAATTACAAATAATGCTGAACTAATAAGAGTATCAAATATAACTTTTAAAGGTGCTAATGCTAATATTAGTGGTATAGGGCGTCATCGAGTTAACAATTGCGGTTTTGTAGGTACATCAGAAACACCGTTAAATATTATTATAGGACAATCAACCGAACTATTTATGACATTTTTGAATTGTGAGTTTAATGAGTATACAAACATTACAATTCATCCAACTTTTCAAAATGTAATATATTTTATAAATTGCAATTTTCAAGGTGCTACAATTAATTGTAATCAATCATTACCGCTACAAATTATTTTTAATAATTGTAGTAACTTAGATAATTTAACTGGAAATAACTATACAAAAGTTGGTTTAACTACCGCTGGAACTGATATTAATTTGAATCAAACAAATAGCTATATTGCTGGTTCTTTAAATTTTGCTAGTGGTAGTAAAATATATTTAGATAGCGATGACGGTGACGTTGGAAAAGTTATAGTATCAAATGGGGCTTCTGGTTTAATATGGGCGCCCGCTGGAGGGTTCGATTCGTTTAGAAATGTGATGTATGAAAATTCACAACAGACAGTAAAAAGTAATAGTTCTATAACTTTATTTTCTAAAGTTAATCAAGCAAATATTATTCCAGATCTTCGTTGTCTGATGCAATGTATATTTAATTTTTTATTATCTAGTAATAATCCGACTCTTACATTTACGCTTGTAGATGATGATACTAGTACAATATTACAAACAAGAACGCAATCGATGACTAATAATGGTCATCACAATTTTGCAATTAATTTTGACTTTGTTATGCCTAGTATTTACACATTATCATTTAGTATTAATGTAACTACATCTAATGGTAGTACAGTTTCAACAGATGCAAATGACTTTTATAGTATTGTAATGAATCAATTACAAAATACTGCATCCTGAAATTATTTTATATATATATACTAGTATAATAATTTTAGGAATTTTTTAAATCTCAATATGGATCCGTTAACATTAACTGCTGTTATAACTAGTATAAGTGGTATAGTAATTGCAATTTTGACGCATATAAAAACAAGCAAATGCTGGGGTATTGAAATAGATACATATAGTCCAAGTGAGCAACATCAAGAACAACATTTGAAAGATGGGGTTTCAACCCCCATACCCCTTGGGACCTCGCGTGGCTCGGGATCGCAATCTCGAAATATTCAAGTTACTGATTGTTAGAATTTTACCCCCTTGAGACCTCGCGTGGCTCGGGCTCGCAATCTCGATCTTCTACAATTTCTTTAATTTTTTTTTGTGTTTTTTCAGATAATTTCAAGTAATCTATTAAAATAGAATGTTTAGTAATTGTATATTTTTCTTTATTTTCCAATATAATATTAAAAATTCGTTCTTTTTTAGTTTGCGGCATGTTTTTAATTGTGGTAGAGATTATATTATTCATTTTTATTACTATATAATAATGTTTTTAAAAATTAAATTAAACGAAATAATATATAATTTAAAAAAAATAAATATATATATATATTATAATAATAAGTAATTTGAAAAATAAATATATATATATATTATAATAATAATGGAAACTCAAGCAACTGTTCAACGCGAATATAAAACGCCTATTTATACGCGAAATAGCACAAAAGCTTATATTAATAGATTAAAAGAAAGAGATTTAGAATCATTTAATAATAGAAATCAAGAATATATGAAAAAATCAATAGAAAAAAAGAAATCAGAAGGAACATATGACCAATTTAAAGAAGATAAAAAAGAATATATGAGACAATATCGTTTAAAAAAAAAGCAAGAAAAGCAAACAAATTTAAATATATCAAATGAGGTATTTTTACCTATAATTACTAACCCTCCTTTTAATAATTAAATTTAATTTTTATTTATTTTAATATTTATTTAATTTTATAGATAATTAATATATCGATAAAATTAATTTTTCATACATTTTTATTTTTTTAACATTTATTTTTTTTTAAATTAATTAATTATTTTAAATTAAATATATTAAATTAATTTCGATTTAAAGAATAAATATATATCTAAATTATAAATATAAAATCTAATTATAAAGTATAAAATATAATTTCAAATATCTAATAATAATATAAAATGGCAACTTTTAATAATATTTTAAATGCTAGTAAAATTTTACAACCACAAGATAAATTAAGAGACGATCTAAAAAATAAATTAAGAGACGCTCTAAATTTAGGTTTATTGAGAAAAGCTAAAATTTTAGAACGACAAATTGCAAATCTTCAAGTTCCTCAAGTTCCTCAAGTTCCTCAAGTTCCCCAATTAAAGAAGAAAGTTAATATTACAAAGAGAGAGAATAATATTAAAAGTATTGAATTTTTAGGTAAAATATATAAAATAGGTAGAAATGAAAAATATAAAAGCGTTGTTGAAGTAGCTAAACAATTAAATGTATATTCTTCAGACTTATATAAATTTATAAATGATACTAATAAAAATCGGGTTTTTGTTAATGATAAATATGAAAGTATTGAAATTAATTTAAAAAACAAAAAACCATTATTATTGCGTGAATTTGGATTAACCCGTATTACAAATAAAGATTTAATTAAAAATAATAATACTATCAAACGGGATGGCAAAATATATAAAATGTTTGAAAATGTACCAAACAATTTAAATTTAAAATATTTTGTTGAATCAGTTATATATGTTTATTATTCTACTGAATGGGAACCAAAAAAATTAAATTTCGAATCAAATTTAAGTAGAGGTGATAATATAAATGAATTATTATATCATGAAGCAGCTAAAAGATTTACTGGTCTTACTACTGATCTTACACGTAGTAGTTTTTTAACAGAATATGATAGAGAAAAAAATAATATTATTATTAAGGATTTCGACAGTATATTAGCAAGATATAATATATTAAATGATGGCGGAGTTAGAATAACTAGAAATAACCAAGGAGGACAAACAATGAAAATTGAAAATATGATTTTACGAGAAAATATGCCTCCTAGTATTAAAAATATGTACACAAATATTATTGAAGAACCAAAATGGAAACATTGTATACATGATTATATGCTTGAAATTTATAAAAATAAATATAGTCTTAAAACATTACAAAAACTTAATACAACAAATGATATTTATAATTTTTGTGTAAAAAAAAATATAAAAATGATTGCATATGATATAAATGGAAATTGTATTAAAGCTAATTATCCAAATGAACATAAAAGTAGATTAAAAAATTTATTCTTTATTGCATATAATAATCATTTATACCCATTAAAAAATCAATATTTAAATAAAGTAAAACCAATAAACAATAAAATTATTATTATAAATGATAGTAATAAAAAAATTATTGAAATTCTTGAACAAGGTAGATATGTGTCAGACATTAATTTATTTGGAAGTGAAATTATAGGATTTACTGATGGCGATATAAGATATATTTGTAATGATGAATATGTCAAATGTAAGGAAATTTTAACTAAATTTGGTTTAGTTGATAAAATATATGATAATATTAGAGTTATGTCATTAGGTAAAATACTTAAAAATTTATATATTAAAAACTCAGATAAATCAGTATTTATTGGACACAATAAATTTGTAAAAGGTGGTTTTAATTATTTTAATGATAAATTAGAAGGTAATATTACAACTATAGATTTTAATAAGTTCTATCCAAGTTGTTTAAAAGATTTAAATTTTTTAATAAAAGTTGATATGATTTCTGATGATTTATGTGAGTATGAAAACGAACAATTAACATTAGATCAAGATCATTATTTATATATTGCAGTTCCTAAATATAGTACTATTTTAATGCCAGATGTAAATTGTTATTCAGGGGAATTTCTTAAATATTGTTTAAAAGAAAATATTGAATTTACTATTATTGAAAAATTAAAAACATCAAGAATTCCAAATCACTACACGGAAATGATTAATGATTTATATAAACGATTAGATATACAAGATTTTAAATTAATAATTAATGTACTTATAGGCCAATTTGAAAGTCAAGTAAATACAAATAGTACCGTATATAAGAAATTTGTTAATAATGATGAACTAAAAACAGTAGAAGATAAACAATATATTAAAAAAATTACTGATAATTTGCACATAGTATATGAAGTTAAACAAAATACAAATATTTATAATCAAAAACCTATAGCGATTCAATTAAAAGATGAAAGCCGAAAAAGAATATATGAAATAATGAAAGAATTAAAATTAAATGATAATAATATTAAAGCTATTAAAACAGATTCTATTAGTTATATAAGTGATAATAAATTATCTAAAAAATATATTGGTAAAAAATTAGGACAGTTAAAATATATTGATTATAAAAAAGTTGATGCAAATTTTAATTATTCAAATAATCTATTATCTTTTTTAAATGAAACAACACATCATAATAATATTATTGGTGATTGTTATGCAGGTTGTGGTAAATCATATAAAATTATTAATGAATATTTACCAAAATTAAATAATGATTATATTGTTCTAACGCCTAGTCATTCAAGTTTAAAGGAATATAAGCAATTAAATTATAATTGTGATGTAATTCAAAAATATGAATTTAATGCAAATAAAACACCATCAGAAAATAATATAATTATTGATGAAATAGGTATGGTTTCAAAAGTTGGTATGCATATGTTATTAAAATGGTATTATATGGGTAAAAGAATAATATGTTATGGCGACTTTAAACAATTATTACCAATCGGGGAAGAATGTCAATTAAATAGTTTATTATTTACTAGTTTATTTAATCAGGATAATTTAACGGAAAATAGAAGAAATACATTTACTAAACAATTTTATGATGAAATTATTAATGGTTTATTAAATAATAATGAAGTAATTAAAAAATATAGAAAAATTGAAAGTAATAATGTAATTTGTTTTAAAAATGATACTTGTGAAAAGTATAATAGAATAATTGCAACTAAATTGGGTATTATAAATAAATTTGCGGTTGGTGCAAAAATTATTTGCAATACTAATGAGCTGAGAGAATTAGGTATTTATAATAAATTTATATTTACTGTAATTGAAGAACATGAAGAATTCGTTATTTTAAATGGAGGTATTAAAATTCAAAAGGAAATTATGAATAAGAAAGATGGTAATAAGGAGTATTTTTCCCTAGGATATGCCAGAACATTACACTCAGTTCAGGGTGAAAGTTTATTAGACTTTTATTTTCCAGATGATGATTTAGAATTAATTGAAAATAATAATAGATTTGTTTATACTTTAATTTCGAGATTAAAAAATATATAATTTTACGGGGTAAAAACACATCCAAAACTTTGGACCGGGCTGGATGTGTTTTTTCGATACAAATTTTTTGTTAATGTTTTATGTTTTTTTTTATCATCGCGCATAGTTAAAATTACAGGATTTAAAAAATCCCGTGCGCAAATTACAGGATTTAAAAAATCCCGTGCGCAAATTACAGGATTTAAAAAATCCCGTGCGCAAATTACAGGATTTAAAAAATCCCGTGCGAAAATTTCGATACAATTTTTTTGTATGGAATTTATTATTTTTTTTATTGT